TTAGATTTACATTTAATAATTCCAAGTTCTTCACACTTTTTTAAAATTTTTGCCTTTGATGATTTTGTTAAGTCAATTTCTTCAATAATACAAGTTAGATTATTATTAATCATATTATTTAATTCAATTTCCTTTAATGTCAATTTTTCTTTTATTTCATTATTTTCAATTAAATCATTAATATTAATATTTTCCATATTATAATTTATTATAGTTATATATATTTAATTTAGTTTCATTTTTATTTTTAAAAGCAAAAGCAAAAGCAAAAGCAAAATTATATGAAAGTTACCATTTATTTTTTTTAACATTAATAATAGGACCAGAACCTCTTTTTTTAATTTTAGAAGGGTCATATTGTTCTTCTTCGTCATCATTATCTGGTATATTTTTACTTAAATCCCAAAACTCCTTACTTCCTAATTTAAAATCATTATGGTCATTGGCTTTATACCAATATACCATATCTTGTATTTTGTTTGATTTAACATTATTATCAATAACTAAACATTCATAATTTTCAGTAGTGCTGTCAAGGACTTGACAAAAACTTTCAAAAGTAGGAAACATTCCGCAGTAATTTTCATATATTCTTTTTCTATTAGCAAAGTAAGGTTCTCTAAGAATGAAAACATAATCTATGTTTGTTCTTAGAGTTGGAGGTATTCCTAACGGATACTGCATTGTTACAATTAACATAACTTTCCAATGTCTGCCGTTCAAAAAAAGTAATCGCATCATTTTATCTCTTGTCCAAGTATTATCATATAAACAATCATCTAAAATTACAAAAGCTCTTGGATCAATATTCGATTTTTTATAACTAATAATTTCTTTATGTATTTGTTTTAAAACTTGTCTTTGTCTTTTAAGTATATTTTCAATAATAACAGAATTATATTCATTATGAATAAAAAGTTTAGGAACAAGTTTTCCATAAAATCCATTTCCTTCTTCTGTTCCTGCTATTACAGTTCCAATAGGAATATCTTGATGGTAATATAATAAATCACGAACTAAGAAAGATTTACCACTATCTCTTCTTCCAATTAAACAAACAACTGGTCCTTTATTATCATTTATTTTGAAATTAATAGAACGCATATCAAATTTTTTTAATTCTAAACTAGCCATATTTATAAATATAATAATTTAAAATATAATTTAATTATATTTTAAACTAATTATTATTTGAGTTTAAAACTATTATTATTAATATTTTTATAAAAACATATAAACTATGATTTTAAATTATAAAAAAAGAAAAAATACAGAACTTTTTGATAGTTTTAAAAAAATAAAAGAACTTTCTTTATATAACACTCAAAATTATATACCAATTTATAGTAGATTTTTTTCTTTAAATCATACAAATTACAATAATATTAACTTAAATCACAATAACTTTGTAGATAAAATATTAAGTTATAATGATTATAACAACTCTTATAATGTTGTTATTGTGAATGATAAAAATAATAGTAAAATTAAAAAACAAATTTTTATTAAACTAGCACCTTTATTAGACCCATATAAGTTTTTATCAGGTAAATATGATATTCCAGATGAAAATATGTTTAATATTCCTACTATTGATGACTATAATATTATAAAAGAAAAATCAGTTGTATATAATAAAATAAACGAAATAAATAATTCTTGTTATATTGAAGGTTTTTTTTATTATTTATCTAGTATATTATTTAATAAACATAATTTTATTAATGGAATAGACTTTTATGGTTCTTTTCTATCCATAAAAAATAATTTTATCATTAATGTTGAAGATGACATTGAATATCTTGCATCTTCAAAGTTTTTTATTAAACATAAAAATAATTTATTTTTTGTTGATGACTATTCAAAAATTATTATTGAAGATGAAAATAATTCTAATATAAGTAAAAATAAATTTAAAAATCCATTAATAATTCATAATTCTGATATTTTAAATAATAATATTATCTTAGATAATGAAATTGAAATATTACCATATTTGGAAAATTCTTCACAATCTTTAGAAATAACTAATATAAATGAATTAAATATACTTGAAAAAACTGATAATTTAACAACAACAATAAAATCTTTTTCTTCATCTTCTTCTTGTTCATCAAGAACATCATATACAAATAGTGATGAAAATTCAAAAAATCAAGATTGTGATTATGAAAATTTGGAAGATATAGAAAATTTGGAAGATATAGAAAATTTGGAAAATATAGAAAATTTGGAAAATATAGAAAATTTGGAAAATAAAGAAAATTTGGAAAATATAGAAAATTTGGAAAATATAGAAAATTTTGAATATATTGAAAAATTTGAAGGTATTCAAAAATTGGAAGGTATTCAAAAACTGGAAGATATTCAAATTTTAGAAGATATAAAAAATATTGAAAAAAATGATGAAAATGATGAAAATGATGAAGAAACAAGTTATGAAGATATTAATGACGAAGACGAAGACGAAGACGAAGACGAATATGATGATGAACAAGAAGAAATTAAAGCAACAATACCAAAATTTCCTGTTCAAGTAATATGTATTGAAAACTGTGAAAATACTTTGGACTATTTATTATCAAATTATAAAATAGAAATAAAAGAAATGACAAATATATTTATGCAGATTATTATGACTTTATTAACATATCAAAAAGCATTTTATTTAACACATAATGACTTACATACAAATAATGTTATGTATAATACAACTAATAAAAAGTTTATTTATTATTGTTATAATAACATTTATTATAAAGTTGAAACATTTGGAAAAATATTTAAAATTATAGACTTTAACAGAAGTATATACAAATATAATAATGAAATATTTTGTAGTGATAGTTTTAAAATAGGTGGAGATGCGGCTACACAATATAATACAGAACCATTTTTTGATGAAAGAAAACCAAGGTTAGAACCTAACTTTAGTTTTGATTTATGTAGATTAGGATGTTCTATTTTTGATTATTTAGTTGATGATTTATCTAATATAAAAAATATAGAAAAATGTGATAGTATTACACAACTTGTTGTTGAGTGGTGTAGTGATGATAAAGGAATAAATATACTATATAAAAATGATGGAACAGAACGTTATCCTGATTTTAAATTATATAAAATGATTTCAAGAATAGTTCATAAACATACACCTGAAAATCAATTAAAAAAAGATATATTTAAACAACTTATTATTAATAAAAAAAATATAAATAAAAAAGAAAGTATAATAAATATAGATAATATACCGAAATATTATTAAAAACTAATAATATAATAATAATATAAATGGAAGATTATGGATTTATTATAACAAGACATGTTATTTCTGAAAAAACAAATAAATATTGGAATCAATCTGTTAAGTTAATAAGATCAATATATCCATTAAAAAAAATAATTGTTATTGATGATAACAGTAATCAAGACTTTGTAAAATCAGACCACAATTATAAAAATACTACTATTATAAAATCAGAATATCCTAAAAGAGGAGAACTTTTACCATTTATTTATTTTTTAAAAAATAAATGGTTTGATAATGCTGTTATTATTCATGATAGTGTTTTTATTCATAAAAAAATTAACTTTGGAAAAATTAAAATGCCTGTTTTGCCTATATGGCATTTTCCCGATCAAGATGATAATCCTGATAATACAAATAGAATTCTTAGATGTTTAAAAAATAATACTAAGTTGTTTGAAACATTAAAAGTTAATAATGATGTTTTTATGAGTATTTCAGGAAGTAAAACCAGTAAATGGTATGGTGTTTTTGGTTGTCAGTGTTTTATAAATCATAATTTTTTAGTTAAAATACAACAAAAATATAATATTGAAAACTTATTAAATTATGTTAATTGTAGAAATGATAGATGTTCTTTAGAAAGAATTTTTGGATTAATATTTCATGTAGAAAATCCTACTTTAAAAAATATTAAATCATTATTTGGGGGAATACAAACTTATTTAAGATGGGGTTATAGTTATGATGAATATTCTAATGATTTATTTATAAATAAAAAAATACCAAAGGGGTGGATTAAAGTTTGGACTGGTAGATAATTCGTTTATTATTAAATTATTGAAATAAATAATAAATATATAATGAATAATATATTTATTATTTCTTTTGTAATTTCAATAATTTTTACAATTATTAAAATAATAGAAATGAAATTTATTGAAAGTGAATATAAAAAACCATTAAAATATTTAATAAGAGATTCATTATTAGTTTATTTTAGTGTAATTGCTGGAGATTTTATTTTAGAACAAGTTTCACCATCAATTCAAAAAATAACAAACATAAATACAACACCTAACGCATTTTTATCTGAACCTATATTTTAGAGACTTGCTTCTAAATTAAAACTTCTATATCATCTAAGAATTTTGACTTTGATTTCTTTTCATTATTTGTTTCACTATTTATTTTATTATCTAAATAACTTAAATCTTCAACATCGTCTAAAATAACATTATCATCTAAAATATTTAATTTTAAATTATCATTTTCATCATCATTTTCATCATCACTATTGTTATAACTTATTTTATTTTTATCATTCTTATTTAATGACGGTATATTATCAAAAGTTATTTTGATATTATTATTTTTTTCTTCATTTTCACTTTCTTGATTTTCTTGATTTTCACGTTCTTTATTTTCTTTTTCTTGTTTTATTTTTTCTTGTTTTATTTTTTCTTGTTTTATTTTTTCTTCTTTTTCTTTTTGTTCTTGAATTTCTTTTTGTTCTTGTATTTCTTTATTAATAATATTATAATCTATTTTTTCATTAATAATTTT